CATCAGTCTTTTTTATTTTCTTTTTGACTGTTTTCTTTTCTTTTTCTATCTTTTCTTTCTTTGACTTACTCTCTTTTAGTTTATCTTTATTATCTTTTAAGTCTTTCTTAAATTGTTTTTTACTACCTGCTCCTGCAGACATTGCAAATATAGCACCAAGTATAGCGCCTATTCCTAATAAAACTTTCCATAACTTTTTCATTTGTTTTGCTCCTTTATTAAATCGTACATTTTCTTTTCTTCTTTTTCTATATGCTCATTGAAATTTTTAATAATTAAATCTTTTGCTTTTGAATCTAAGCCTTCCCAATCTTCTATCAAGCCTGATTCTGTAATATTCTTTTGAGAATCTAATTCTGAAAACCATTTTTCAAATGCTATTACTTGCTCCTCTTTCCATTTTTCAAAATTTTTCTTGGCGTTATCTATCAACCATTGATTGTATGTACCATTATTTTTCATTTCAACTTCTAGTTTAGTTTGGCAGCCGAAACAATGGCCATAATATTTATACATACTTCTATGCATATTATTATTCATAGCCCCTTCACATTTAGGACACTTCATAGGAATTGAACCTATTTTTCTTGCCTTCTTTAATTTTGTAAAATTTTGTTTAATACCATTTTTAATTGTCCAGGTTCTACCATTCTCTTCCCATATATCACCTTCAATTCGTTTTTTAGTATACTTTCTATAACCTGACTGTTTTTTAGTAGAAGCACCATAATCACCTGTGACTAGGTTCCTCATTCTTTGTACTTTGTCTTTTGAAATTCTTTTTTTCATAACTTTTTTAGAAATATATCATTCCTGTAATTTGATTTATTGGAGCAAATGCTCCTGTTAATTTATATGTCTTTCCTTTATATACAAATACCAAACCTTCACTTGGTACTATAGATTTCATGCCACCAATCGAATTTAATTTATTAAGTTGTTGAGACAGTCTATTTATTTTTTTGATATCGCCTCCTTTTCTTACAACTGACACTGCATTTTTTATCTGCTTTCTTATATTTTGTACAGCCTTATCTGGATTTGCTGCAAGGAAGCCTTCAGCGTTTTTAAGTACCTCAGCGCCTAGTTCGAAGAACAACTTTTCAAATGGAAGCATATTCTTTTTTACTTGGTCCGCATGTTTCATTTTATCTATGTCCATTGCAATTGCAAGTGTTTTTTCGTTTGGTATTGTTTTTTTATTTAATCTAAACGACTTGTCAAAAAATGCCCAGCGTTTAACTAAACCCATTTTAATTGTATTGTCTATACCTTTTAGTTTTTTATCTACATAATCACTCCACCACGCTTGATGGTATTCACCAAATGTATTTGAATCTGACATGTTAAATTTTTTCATAAGCTTATTAAGCTTGCCTAAGAAATAAGGTTTTTTAGCAGAATAATCTTGATGAGGATTTACCTTTAAGAATTGAGGTCCTATAATAGAAAAGTTTTTTTGTACATTTGCATCAACTTGCTTTATCATTCCTGCTAGTATTCTACCACCGTCTGCAATTGCTCCAATTGGAGTTCCATCCTTATATTGTAATACATTGTGGAATTGAAGATTTGGTGCGTCATAATTAACAACATTAGAAGATGCAGGGTACATTATTTCCATATTCACCCAATTATTACCATCATCAAAAATCTTTTTTATCTGCTTATCGTTTAGAGATTTTATAGCCTTTGACAAATCATTCATCGCGTAATTAAAAGCTTTTTCTATATTACCTCTACCTGCAAACTTTTTTGCTATTGCCTTAGAATCTACACCACCTTTCTTAATGTCGCCGGTATTCCTTGCTGCTTTTAAGCCTTTGTTCCAAGTAATAAATAAATTCTGGCCATCTGTTTTTTCAGTAGCCTTTTCATCAATATCTAACTTACCTTGTAATGCAATATCTATTATCTGTCTAAAATCTCCAAATGTCAAACCTCTATCATCGAATGGATGCGACATATGACCGTAAGCTCCTCCTTCCAATAAAAGACCTTCCGTAACTAGTGTACCGTCTTTTTGACTTGTCGGTTCTTTTGTATTTGATACTGAAGATATTTCTGCTCCTAGATAATTTACAAATTCATACCCAACTCTCGTTGCAATATACTTGGACCACTTTGCCCATCTTTCATACGCAACTCTACCTTTTTTGTCAGAAAGATAATTTGTACCACCAATAGTTCCAGGTTTACCAACAGGGAAATATGATACAGCAGCTGTAGGTCCTCCACTCATATCTTTTTTGAAAGCGGTATCGTGTTGAAAAAACTCTTCAGCTCCTGTAAGATAGTTTAATACTTCCATACCAGGATTTATATATTTTTCTATATTTTTACCAAACTTTTTCCAAGACTTCTGATTTCCCCAATAACCTCTAGGGCCATCATCTATATTGTCACCTGCAGTTGTTGAATTTTCTTTTAACAATTTTGGTATATCGAAATAATAACAAAAGCCTTCCATTATTTCGTTTAACTTTTCAAGTTTATTTACTATTAGTTTATAATTTTTTGTATGACCAAAAATACCTTTGAATAATTTTAGTTTTTCTTTTTTATCTAGTGATTTATCACCAAGAGCAGTTCTTATTGTTGTACCACTCATCTCTCCATATCCACTAACTTTAAGACTTACATGTGGAGCTATAAGTGTATATGCTCCTTCTTTATATCCAACTTCAGCTTTACCTTTCCACGGTCTAAAAAACTTACCACCTAATCGCTGTGCGTCTTTTTTACCAACCATAAATACAGCAGCTGTAGTTTCAGGGTCATATTTACTTAGTATCTCTGTAGCCTGATATGGATTTTTTACCTGTACAACTTTAGATATACCGTGTGAGTTTATTATTTTCTTTTTTTCATTAAAACTAAATGGAGATTTTGGTAAATCAACTTTACCACTTGTTGCGACATAAGTTGCGTCAAACCCCTGGCTGTTCAACCAATTAAATGTTTTTGCATGATGTTTACCCATAGGTTGAAAACGACCTGGATATATTGCCACGACAACTTTTATATTAGAATCTTCTTCTACAATTTGATTAGCTAGCCACTTACCTAAACTCATTTTTTTCTTAGCTCCAATTCTTTTTTAATCCACTTTTTAGCTATATGATTTTGTATAGGTCTTTTTATAAACTCTCTTGCACCATTCTTAATAATCTTATCAAACTCCTTGTATTCACTGTTATCTACAACAAGCATGTTACTGCTTCCAAATAATCCTTGAAACTTACCTAAATTATTTTGTACAGCTTTCCAAGATTTCTGTACCAATTCGGTCGGTAGCTTCCTTTCTCTATCACTATTTCTTTTAAGTGCAACATCTAAATCAGTATTAACAAAAACCATAAAACAGTCGTATCCTACTTCCTGTAGTCTTTTTTTCTGTTTTGCTATTTTTGCATAATCTTTTCCTGTACCGTCTATTAACAAACCTAGTCTACCATTTATGTAATTTTTTAACGCAGCGTCTCTAACTTTTTTACTTTTATTTCTTAACTCCATAGCTTTTTCGTATTGAGCAGGAGTCATCTTTGCAATATCTTGAGATATCCCAGACATCTGTAAATATGTTTCAAAATACTTGTCGCTGTTTACAGATTTTAATCCATCTGCAGAAACGTGAGGCATTTTTTCTGGCATACCGAATAGTGTCGATGCAGCATAAGACTTACCACTACCAGGACCACCTGCAGTGAATATTGCTTTGAATATACCTGGGTCATATACCCCTTCACTTAGTATGTCGAATAATTTAATCACCTGACAGTGCACTCTTTATATTATTTACTTCAGCTACCAATTCGTCAATCTTTTCTTTTAGTAGTTTTATTGTTAATGTTTCTGGTAGCTCGTCATTTGCTATATACGACTTTTCAGTATTATGAGTACCATCATCTAATTCTTGTGTCAATGTTTTTATATCTGCCATATTATTACCTCTGAGTTATTATACAGTTTATTAAAGCTGGTGCGTTTTTAGCTGCTGTCGAATCTTCCGAGCCTATTCCTATAAATATCATATAGCCTTTGCTTAAATTTGCTGTATGTGTAAAATCATTTGTTACAAATTTTCCTTGTACGAATGAAGCATCTTGATGTGCCAATAATGTTATATCAAGATTTGCGCTAGCATCATTATTAGGTCTGTTTGCTCCATATAAACCTAAAAAGAAATTATCACCTGTACAGGCGCCACCAGGTCTACATGAGACTTGTAATTCAACAGCACTTACATCGAAAGGAAGTATCATCCCCCATCTGAAATTGTCTTCTGCAATTGATATTGTACTAACAGAGCCTAGAGTACCTCCTGATGCTTGAGCAGTATTCCAGTTAGAGTCCTGATTACTATAATTGTTTCCCATATACACTGCATTTTGTGTAAAAGGATTTGCGTTTATATAAATTACACCTGAATATAATAAGTGTTTTGTACCTATATAATTTGCTGCAGTAACAGTCTGACTTGCTGTAACGTTACCTGTGACTTCTAAACCACTTGAACTTACACTACCTGTTAAAAGCATATTACCTGATGCGGTTACGTGCACATTTCCTGTGCCACCTAATTCGATTTGTGAGCCAGTTATTTTTGTTACTGTCGATTCTCTACCTACCTGGTCTTTGGTTCCATTTACCCATAATGCTTTTACACTACCTAATTTATAACCTTGACCACCTGCAACTACATTTACAAAACCGTCTGTTACAATATCTCCTTTATTTGTAATATCGCCACTTGCACTTACAATTCCGGTAAACGAGCCTGAACCACCGACAGTAAGTCCTTTTGTTGAAGGATTGTATTTTAGATTAGCACTTGATTCAACAACCTGAGCACCACTTGCTCCGTCCATTATACCAACAAAAAAGTCAGTAGTATCTGTTGTTGCAACTGCGTTTACATTTGTTGCGGTTGTTGCAGTTACTGCGGTTCCTACGGAAACCTCGCTTAAATTAACTCCTGCTAATTGTTCGTTTGCAGAATCGGTAGCTAATAACGCACCACTTCCTCCCCACACCTGGCCATCTATTTCATCTGTCTTTAGCGTCCCATCTGAGTCTAATACAACAACCGAATTGTCTACTCCTGTTCCTATATTTGCAGCATATATAGCTCCATGTATTGCTAAGTCACTACTACCGCTTATAGTTCCTGACGCAGTTACACTTCCAGATGCAGTTATATCACCTGATGATGTTATACTACCGTTAACGCTGACTCCACCATCTTGAAAATTATAAACTCCTGTTCCTGCATCAGTACCTTTAATTATTCTATTGGTATTGATAGTTATTGCAGTTCCACCAAAGGTAGCGTAGCTAGCACTTAACGTTCCTGCTACTTTCGCATTACCTGAACCTACATAAGCTCCATTAGAATCTAATACCGCAGAACAAGTTAACTCGCTAAAATGAAAGCTAGATTTTGTAACGTTACTTGAGCCTGAACCATACCATAAAGAACCTGAACTTACATTTACTGCAAATTCTCCTTGAACTAATGATGCTGGTGAAGATTCTTCGCTACCGTTTTTTATTTTTATCGTCTGTGCCATATTCTATAAATATCAAATAATTAACTATTGACCAAATCCTACATCGCCTCCATATATTCTTACTCCAGCATCTACATCTTCACCTAGTGTTATTTTAATCCACAAATAATATTTTGATGCATCAAATTGACTTGAGTCGTTTAGGTTTATTGCTTTCCCTAATGCGCCTGAGCCTATTCGGCGAGATGAAACGCTAACTCCGTCAAATGGAACCATCCAAATCTCTACTGCATCTGTTACTGTTGCACTTGAATATATAGTCGTATCTTTCTTAAATACTGTAGATTCTAATGGCAATGTTAATTGTGCGTGACATTCTCCTGAAGCAGGTATTGTAATATATCCTCCTGCATAATTACTTGTAGAGTTCATCATGTAAAAATCTGCTGGCATCAATTTATAATTTGTAGCTGAATTTTTATATCCTACTGTGTTTGTTGCTGTCGCAGGTACTATATTTCCAGTACCATCAAAGCTTGTTCCGCCAATTGTTCTTGCTGTTGCCAGCTTGGTAGCTGACGCTGCATTACCTGAAGTGTCTTGGTTACCTGCTATATTAACACCTGGTAAATTTATATCTCCTGTACCTGGAAATTGTACACCGCCAATACTAGGATTTGATTTAAGCTTCATCGCATAAGTCGCTACTGAAGCACCATCGCTACTATTTACTTCTAGAAGATTTACAATATCAATTGTTTCTTCTACTTTTTTATTTATATATTGTATTGCACCATCATAAGGATTATCATTATCAGTTGTGTCGTCAAACCTTTCTTGTATATTATTTATTTTAGCTTGGGTATTAGTTACATTTGAATATGCACTTCCTGTGTCATTAGATATATTACCTGACTTTTTAATGTCTGCCATTATTCAACTCTCCTTATTTTCAATGCAAAATTACCTCTCCAGTTTCTATTATCATCACCTACTCTTGTTCTTGGATATACATACGAACCTTCTGAATATGTTCCTGATACTGGAACGTTAATTCTGTATTGGCCGCTTTGTTTGTCCATTGCAACTGCTCCCTGACCTTGTATGTCTATATCAGCATTTGCGTCTGGAGCATTCAATACAGGGAATGTTATTGTGCTTGCATCTCTAACTAATAGTGAAGCTGTATATGATACTACTTCACCTGCAGAAAAAGCACCTAAGCAGTGGACTGTATATGTACATGATACAAGCTCTGCCTTATATGGTAATACAAAGGCACCATTCATATATGCTAGACCTACATCCGGAAAATTAGAAAATTTCTTGTTCCAATAATAATATGAAGGACCTTGTGAGTTTGGTCCATACCATTCGTTTGCTTCTTGAGAGTTTTCGTTTTGATAACTATACTGTATTATATCTGTATTATTAGAGTATATGTTTCCACTTGCGCTAACACTACCTGTTAAATGCATATCGCCTGATGCTGTTATGTTACCAGATACTTTGAAAGCACCATTGTTAAACAGTACTTGTGTTTGTTTAATTTCTAATTTTTGTGTTCCGCCCACATACATTTCTATTTCATCTGAAGTTCCTGCATTGTGAATGTATGTATTTCCTGCAGGAGTAAGACCAGCTGTATCATTTCCATCTAAAATTAGTTTTTGACCTTCGTTTATTACAACATCACCTGATGCAGATATATGAATACCAATTACATCAGCACTTGAACTTATGTTGCCTGTTGAGCTTAGAACTCCTGATACGTTAAAAGCATTGTTTGATTGAATTGCGCTATTTGCATAAGAAAATCCTTCAATATTACTAGCACCAGACTTAAAATTATATCCTGTATCTACTTGAACACTCGAGAATAGGCCGGTAGTACTTGAACTTATATTACCTGTTGAACTTATTTCACTTCCTGTTATGCCACCTGAAAGTGTTAGTCTATTTTTGCTTGGGTTGTATTTTATACCACCATCATATTTTATACCTTGCGCTCCAGTATCTCCATCGTCCAAAAATGCTATAAATTGCTCTTCATCTTCTGCGTTACTTCCAGCAATAATATTTGTAGCGTTTACAGCATTTGTAGCAGACGTTGCTATTCCAGTTACATTTCCAACAAATACACCATCTGCATCTACATAAGAAAGTAAGTCCGAACCGTTTGATGCATAGAATTCAATTTTATGGTCTGTAGTATTGTTGTTAATTATCTTTACTCCTGAACTTGTTAGGTCACCGCTCATGCTTATGTGGCCGTATCGCTTGAACTCAATAGGAGTTTCGCCTCTATTAAAAAGTATGTATATTGAAGAGGTATTCGATGAGTTATCGAATGCTAACCCACATCTTGAAGAGGCATTTGTAAATGCTGGAGAATCGTTATCAGTTGTTGTATCTGTTGTAATAATTTTTTTGAAAGTCACCGTATTGGTGTTGCCCATATTTTGTTCTATTGTGGCAAGGTGTCCCCAGCTAACATTAGTTACACCAGCAAGATACCCCCATTCCGTTGCAGTTATTTCTGCACTTCCAATAGCTGCTATTTCTGCCCACTCGGTATCACTAATATTTGCAGAGCCTATAGCTTGTAGAGATGCCAGCTCAGTCTGGCTCAACACTACGCTACCTGTACCGTCATATATAGCTAAACCGTTCGTATGTAATACCCGTTGATAAGTATCTTGTATTAGCGAACCTGATAAGTTGGTAATTGGCATAACCTATTCCCTATTTGCGTTTTTCTAAAACTTTTATAACCTTGTTTATAACCGGAGCTTTTTGGCTTTCCGTTATTGGATTTTCTTGTATATACTCTGCAATTATATTATTTAGTCTATCTTTCTTTATTGTCAAATTTTCTATATTGATATTTTCTTTAATAAGCATTTTAACTAAATTTATAATATGCTCTTTCTCTGTTATTGTTGGTTGAGATAATACTTCTACCTTAGATTGAGGCGCCTTAGAGGCCTCGTTGATGGAACCTCTGTTTTGAGATTTAATTTCAACAGTTACTTTCCTTGACGCCTCAACCATAAAGGTAGATTCCCATGGTGTAAAATAAGTATCATCTGCAATTATCTCCAATTTTATTGTACCTTTCGTACTCTCATCAATTAGTCCTTTTAATCTTTTTACTGGTACTTTTACAATACCTGATTCTGAAATTGTACCTTTGAACATTACATCAAAGCCATCAGCTTCAACAACTAATCTAGCTTTTGATTTTTTTAATGACGCACCTTCGAGTTTTATTTTTGCTTCGAAATTTTCTATTTTATCCGTGTATAATTTGTACATTTTTCTTTAACTCCTCTGCGATTAGTTTTATATCTTCGATGTGCAGTTCAATATTTTCAATTTCTTTTTCTTCATCATATACTTTTATTCCTTTTCTCCACATCAAGAGTCTTATTACTTCACGTCGCTTCTTTTTATCTTTATCGTATTTTTTCCATTTATTTCTACCACCTTTATGTTCAATTACATTGATTACAGTAGACCAATAATGGATATTACTATCCCAATAAAAGTTTGCTTCATTCCATTTTATATTTTCAGACTCATGACTCATATATAAATATCATCCTAGTTATTAAAAGGTTCCTCCATCTACTGTAATTGTACTTCCAGTAAATCCTGGCATTTTTGTTGTTATTACTGTATCGAATGTAACTGAATCTCCTGTTTCTACATCTTGATTCATTGCATATACTTCAGTTGCTCCTTGACCTGTATTTATTTGTGTACATGTTAAAGCACCGCCTAGCGTTAGTGCACCACCTGCAGCTAATGAAAAGTCGCTTGTTGCTTGAGGTACATTGAGAGCTGTTTGGTCTATAACAAATGCCGTTGCAGAAACATCTATTCCAGCAACCCATCTTTTTCCAGATGTATTTGTTAAAAAGTTTATATATGTATCTCCATCAGCATCAGCTGTATTACCTAACCATATAGAACGACCTGTTACTTGTAAAATTGTATTACTACCTGTCACTGTAACACCTCCCAAATGGATATTCATTCGTTCAAGTAAAGGTTCACCAGCTGCAGCGCTACCAATTGTAAAATGCATAGAACCTTTAATTGCTGTTGCGTCAGCTGCTACTGCTTCAACCTTTCCATATATCTCCATAGCTGTTGCATCTATTCTTTCTAGAGTTCTTCCAATAGATTCATCTTCCCAAGTTATAGTTCCCAGTCTGTCACCAGCTGATGCAGTTGTTGGTACATCAAAAGTACCAGGCGAGTATGCTAATACAATTTCAGAACCAGATGTTTCTTGTACAACATCGTCATACTGTCCTCTATTTGCATATTTCTGTGCTCTCCACTTACCATCTCTAAACTCCATTTCTTTTGAACCGTCATCACTTCTAAACTTTATAGTATCTGCTTTAAGGTCAATATCATTTGTAGGAGTCTTTGTTTTTATTCCTATCTTACCAGATGATGATACAAAATAATGTACTCTATCATTTACTCCGTGTGCAGAAGAAGTCTCTTGTATTATGAAGTTTGAATTATCATCAACTATCATTTCATATGATGCGGTTTGTGTAGCACCTGATGGCCATGAGGTTGGAGCTGCACCATCAGAGCCTGTTAAGTATTCTCCATAGCTACCTGAATATGCCCAACTTGCTGTAAATATTGAAGCAGAGCCTACAGGTATGCCGTGAGAGTTGGCACCTGATTCTGTATATGGAACGTAAGAACCTGACCATATACCTTGAGCTGAATGAGAGCCTGATACAGACATATCTAACCTTAAAGGCTTATATCTATCACCAATGAAATATCCAGAAGCACTTCCTGACGCTATCAAATCAGGATTACTAGAAGAGAACCACGAACCTGTACCTGGTGTGTCTTGATAACTATGAGTTACCCAAGCTGCTCCACTTCCTGTAATATAAAAAGTATATGGCATTATTTCTCCTCCATTTTCTTGATTCTATCTTCAAGCTCTTTTATTGTTTTTTGTTGGTCTTGTACAGACTTTATAAGTAAAGGCACCATCTCTGTAAGTGAAACTGTCATAGGGTCTTCATCTACATTTCCATGTGGGTCACCTGATACAGCTTGAGGAAATATCTCTTCTAGCTCTTGAGCAATTAAACCTACTGTTTTTCTATTTCTTCTTTCTTCAGGTGTGCTCTTAAAATCAAAGTCTCTTACACGAACTTTCATTAAATCATCTACACCCCATTTCGTTGGTACTATGTTTTCTTTTCTACGCTTATCTGATACTTGTTCATATATAACAGTATTTGAGTAATTTGTACAATCCTTTCTTACACCTCCTATATACTTCTGTTTACTATCAGCTGCGTTGAATTCATTAGTCGCGTCGCATACTGCATCATAGTGGAAGAACGAAATTAAAAATGCGTTACCTATAGGTGTATTAAAATTAGGTGAATTGATAGGGTTGTTTACCTGACAACTGTTTGTACCTCCTTTAAGTGGAATTTGCGTTGGTATAGTAGACGTCATAACTTTTATACCATGACCTGCTTGGTCAAATGAGTTCATCCCTCCAGCACCTGGAATTGGTGCACAGCAACTGGAATCTAAACGGTCAGAAGGTATACCTGTTGTATTGAATATTGCAGCATAACCTACTCTACCTGCATAGATTTTATTATCTGCTCTAGGCCAGTTATTTACTTGCAGCCATGTAGGCTCAGCATATTTTTCTGCATAATTAGCAGCCAAGAATTGTTGATTGCTCATTAGAGGCTTGAAAAAACCAAGTGTTTGTGGACAGTAATTAAGCTCTTGTGTTGTTATTCCATATTGTCCTGTACAATCTTGTATTCCTACATTACCGTCAGTATCTATTGCTAGACCACATTGAGAGCAACAGCCTCCGCCTCCTCCACCGCCTGTAGAATCAAATGTTATGGTATCACTACCTACATCAAATGATATATTCATATTTGAACCTGCAACGAGTGTTACATTGTCACCACATGTGTCTGCTACGATTGGGTCTGAACCTGCAAGTGAGAATGATGCAAAAGAATGTGTTGCATAAATTTTTATTACATCTGCATTACCTGCGCTTGTTGTATCTACTGTATCGATTCCTATTCCACAGCCTGCTTCCCATTTTATTGTTGATGCTGTTTCATGCGCAATTACATCTGGATGTGTACCTCCACCAACAAAAGAATAAGTACTAAATGCGTTTTGATTGTTATCACCTCCACCTGAACCTCCACTTCCAGAATTAGAACTAGATATAACTACATTACTACCTAACGTTGTAACTGTTATACCACCTGTACCTGTAAATGTTACCTGCTGTGTATTTGAAGATAATATGTTTGCACCTGACTGACCAGATACTGTTGTAAAACCTTGTATGTTTTGTATGTCTGATATTGTAAGTGAAGAAGATTGTACAAGATAGTCAGAGCCTATTACCATTATATTATCTGACGATGCTCCTTCTGTAATACAAGGTATATATACACTTCCTGTTATTGCAACTATATCCGAACACGCAGTACCTAATGTTAATGGTCCTCCAAAAATATTAGGTCCTGATGCAGATATACCAGAACTAAATGTTGCAGCTCCATTGAATGTAAAAGGACCAGTACTAAAAACAGTTGGTCCTGTAAATACACTTGTGTTTATATTACCAAATGAACCAGTACTACCACTTATTGTATTTGTAACAACGTTTGTAAATGTTGCAGTTAATTCATTTTCCCAAGGCACTCTTTCTATTATTGCAGGATAATTAGATATCATACCATCGTCGTTATAAAACTCAAACTTAAAATCTAAAGAATCATAATTACCGACATTACATTTTATCGTAGGAAATATTACATCAAATGTTCCTGGTGTATACCCTTTTCTATCCCAAGGCTTTATTGATATGTCATAAAAATGCCATACACCAGATTCAATCTTGAATTTAGGTATACCGAATTCTGTACCATCAGCTTGAAATACAAATTTATATCCTACTTCTTTTTCATCGTCGTCTTGGTCAAACTCTACATGCTTTTTTCTTACTGCTGTATCTTCTATCAAACCTATAAATTTACCTAAGCCAGTATTCGCTTCTGTAAATGCAGAACCTGTCATATAAACTTCAACTTTTGGCTCTGCTACTGTTGTCTGTGTAAGCGTTGTCCAGGAAGGCAATTGTGTTTTTACAGATACAGCTTTGAATGATAATTCGTACCATTGATTTTCAAAAAACGAAGCAGATTCTAAAGCCTTGAACTCCCAATATGCAGTTCCGTCTAATTCCCAAGCTTGTTGGTTTGTACCAATTTTTATATTATCACCAACAGGAGGATTTTCTTGAGATGATTGTTGAGTATAAAGAGACATTGAAGGGTCAGACGTACCTACACCGCTTGCCGTCCAATATGTTAATACTGAATTTATACCATCATGCGCAACACCAAACGGAGTAAAATCTCCTATAGGTGCTCTATATTTTTGAAAATCTTTTCTATATAAAAGCTCTTGAGCTTCTACAGCCATATCTGATGCAAGCACCCAATCAAAAGGAGCTTGGTGGTTTTTCATATAACATTTAATTCTAGTAACGTCACCTGTTAAAGGTTCAAGGTTGTTAAATGTTACATGAGCATAAGAAGTTAATAGTGGGTCACCTGAAGAACCTGTAGGGTCTGCACTATAACTGATAGGCATTTCGGACCATATAAGCTCAAAGTCTGAATTTTCAAATTCAAAGTGCTCAAACTCTTGATAGTTTGCAGCAGTAAGACCTTGAAATGTAGTATGAGGTGTAGCTACTCTTAATTCAAAAGGAGATATAACCTCTGTTATTGTAGATAAATATGAGCCTTGTACAAATTCACCTGTAGTTTCATCAAATATACCATCACCTTGCTCTGTTTCAGCATAAACTGGTGTAGAGTTATAACCGTTAACAGAAGAAGGCCTTGGGTTTTGAGGCTCTTTTACAATTACAATACCACCTTCCATATCTTGAGTAAAGCCTCCAAAATCAAGATAATTTGTATTTGCATTGTTTGCTGTTAGGAAATATTTACCTCCTGATTTTCTATAGCTAACTTTCGCTTCTGTATTTACAGATGATGAAAGTACATAGCTTGATGTAGGATTAAAACCTGCTGATACAGATTGAGATAAAGCTTGGTTAAACTGTAATTGGAAAAAAGGTTTTTTAATTTCTTTTATTTCAATTACAGGCTTCTTAAATTGGTTGTATATTATTTTAGATGTATTTGAAGATTTAGGCTTTGCCGTAAACTGCCTTGTCCATCTAAAGTTTGTAACGTTTATAAAATCAGGTGGTATTCTTGAACCATCAGGCGCCTCTGTTGCCGTACCTAATATTGTAAATCTTAAATCACCAGGCGCTGTTTCTGGTGTAATATCTATAGAAATAACTCTATTGTGAGCATCGTCATTGAGGTCATATACCTGTGTTTTTACCAACTCACCAGCTGCATCGATGGCCTCAATTAGTATCTCACTCTCAAGAGCCATAGTATCTGAATTACCTCGGATTGCAATTAGATTTTTACCACCGTGCAAAACAAATGACGGGTCAAAGCTTAATCTAAAATAATTACCTGACCTGTCATCAAAATCGTCAAAATACACCTCTCTATTGTATAAGTCCTGAAACAGATATTGACCTGTCAAGGAACTCGGTTGTATTCGCTCTAATCTATTTGTTGGTTGTCCTGCTGGTCTTGCCATCTATAATGTTCCCATAATATTCGTTTTATATAAATATACGATATTATACAATAACTCGGCTATATCCTTTGTTTTGACTTATCTCAATCAATCCATCAACCATGTCCTTCATAATATCAATATGAGATATAATCATTACAAAATCAAATTCAAATTTTAGATAATCAAAAAGCATTGAAAGTGAGTTTATATTATCAGAATCTAAATTTCCAAAACCTTCGTCAATTGCAAGAAAGTTTGGTCTAGGTAAATTTGATATCTTTATAAGAGCTACGCGAATTGCAAGAGACGATATAAATTTTTCCATACCACTTGTCAATTCTAATGGCCATTTATCTTCATCTCCATATTTTATATATGTCAATATATTCTTACCATCAACATCAAACTCTATTTCATATTCTACCATCTGAGAAAGTGTATTGTTAATTTCTTCTTCTAAATATGGAAGTGTTTCTGCAATTATTTCATAAGGTATACCATCTCTTCTTATCGCATCAAGATAATATTCATATGACTTAAGCTTTAATTCTAATTCGTGGGCATCAGATATTGTTGTCTTTATATGTGATATGTTCTGTTGTGTTATTGATACATTACTATAAGCTTTTTGTATTTTTGAAGATAGCTCATCTAATTCTAGTTTTATACTTGACTTTTCTATTTCAAGATTTTCAATAACTTTATTTATTTTTTCATTTGCCTTTATAGTTTCCTTATTTTTATAATACTTTTCTATATCCTTTTCCACGCCTCTTAAATCAGTCTTAAATGCGCGTAGGTCAGACTTTCTCTGCTCTGACTTAATGATAATTTCTGAATTATATTGGCTTATTTGCAGTTTTTCGGCGTTTAATGTATTATATACACTAATCAGATTTTCAACCTCTATTTTCTCTAATAATATATTATCTGAGATACTTTTATCATGTAAAAGTTTTTTAACTATAATTTTATCCTCTTCTAATTCTATCTTAGCTTTATCTGCAGCTTTAACAAATTCATTATTGCAACAGTATTTACAATCAGGGTCGTATTCATGTGTATCTAATTTTGATATAAGGTCAAGTTTATTTCTTACACTAACCTTTTTAACTTCTATTTCTCTAACAAGTCTAGAGTTATTTTCTTTTTCAGAATCTAATACAGATTTCTTGACATTTAATTCGTCTATATTTATTTTTGACATTTTAGAAACAGTGTCAGACATTTTAACCTTATTGGCTTTTTTATAGTTTTTATATTTTTCTAACTTCTGATTATTAAATTCTATTTCTCGTATACGCTTATCTTTTCTCGATTCAAGTGAGTCGATATCGTTTTCTACAGTTATATTCTTAAGCTCTTTTACTTTATTATGTATTTGCTCTTCTTTCTTAGAATATTTCTTTTGTGTTTTTGTTTTATTATTATTAAGTTCTTTATATATAGCTTCGTATTCTGAAAGCTTATCCTCT